GATAAAAAAGATTATTATATTGAAAATCAATTTAGAGATTGTGGTCATGGTTACAATCAAGAACGTAATGTTGTTAATGTTAAAATACACGCATTGACAAGAGTTTAAATTTATTTAAACAAATGGATTGTAAAAAGATTAATAAAGAGTAAATGGTTAATTATGATAATGGTAAAATATATAAAATAGTTTCTGAAAATTGCGATAATATTTATATTGGTTCTACTGCTGAATCTAGACTATGTAGAAGATTACAAAAACATTTGAGTAATTATAGAGATTATTTGAAAGGTAATTCAAAACGTTATTATAAATCTTATGATATATTTAATCAAGGTAATTATAAAATTGTATTGATTGAAAATTACCCTTGTAAAAATAAAGATGAATTAAGAATGAGAGAACAATATTGGTTGGACAATATTCATAATAAAGTTAATCAAAATAAAGCAATGGTAAATAAAAAAGAATATGATAGAATAAGATGGAATGGATTAAGATCTTATCAAAGGTCATGGGGCGGAGATATAAGGGCATATAATAATAACATGTTAAGAATTGATGTTAATCTTTTTGCTTGACATATACTGAATCCATAGTTGATACATCATGCCCCGTTATTTTAGCCATATTCTTTTTCTCTTCATTAACATCTGCGAACATATCTGACAATACTATCTTACGCATCATAGTTGTTGAAATACTTTTATCAAGGTAATGTTTAGAATTTCTAATTAATATCTGTGAAATACCATTACGGGTAATTGGTTCACCTTTAAAATTTTTAAATATAATATCACCATTATTTGTCTTTGTTAATCTGAGATACATGCGAAGTATCTTTTCTAAATCCTTCGGTACATCTATCTTTTTTTCACCATACTTTTTACTTGTCTTATATTCATTCAATACAAGAAACATTTTTGATTTCTCTTTCACAAGATAGTTTGTGTCTTCTTTCTGTTTATCAGATAAATTATTATATGCGGTCTTACCAATTAACTGCATACCAGACATATCATTTCTAGTTGGTAATCTTATCAAGAATGAAAACAATGTATATGCTGTGAGTAAATCTAAATCATTCCTTGTTAATTTTTCTTTCTTCTTAATCTTTTCCTTTTTGATTTCATTCTCCATGGTTGAAATCATCTTTTGAATTTCACTTAACTCGACAAAGTTATTTTTTTGCTTCTCTGAAATTTTGCCAGATGATTGTTCTTCGGCATATTGTTCATTTAATTTATCTCTAACTGTTACATACTCCTTAATTAATTTATCATGTTTCTCATCATGATTCAATGCCATGAGTAACACAATAATACTATTGTAATAATTTCTAGATGTTGTGAAATGTTTATCACTTAATTTCTCCTTGACTGAATCAACATTCTTGAGAAAATCCCACCCCTTTGTGTCAAATAGCTTTTGTAATCTCTTCAATTGAATTTCATATTGTTTAACAGTATTGGGTTTGAGTTTCGGTCTCGCCTTTTGAATATCAGCAGATGGATCTTCAGATTTAATTGTCATATTTTTATAATATCTAATTAGATTTTTATTTAAATCAAAATAATTTTAAACTTGTTAACACATTTGTTAACAAATTGAAATCAAAGAAGTATTGAGAAGAGAAACTTAATCATGAAATAGTTTATGAAATTAGAATGTTAACATATCTGTTAACGTCAGATGCTTCGCTAACAATTTATATTTAAGCATTGTATACTTCAAAATATCCATTGCTTAATCTTGCAACTCTAATGTATTCACAGAAGCAACGGAGTAGATCAACAGCCCTGCTCGGATCGGCACCATATGTTAAATGTAATTCAATACCACGCTGACCGACGCGACCATTGGTCAGACGAGTAGAAAGATTGAAGAACTGTCCTTCAAGTTCTTCTTGGTCAATAGTTTGATATTCACGAGTAGTCATGCCACCAGCAATTGTTCCTGCTGCCGAGAACTCTTGGCGAGTGATGAAAGGTACACCTTCCGACTGCTGGAAAATAGAGAATAGTCTAGCAAGATTATCAACATCAGAAGTGAATTCAAATCTATCATTGTAACGAAGATTGTATTTAACATCACTAACAACACCACTTGAATTGATAAATGGTGCTTGACTATTATTGCGACCACAGATAACATCTTCACCGATGTCGCTGTCATTGAGTAAAGTGATTACACGCGGAACCATGCGATTCGCCATACCAAGATTGCGAACAAGACCCGAACCAAGAGCAGCAGTAGTAGTGCTGTGTTCAACTAGACGATAATCAACAAATGAGAAATTTAAGTCCTTACCGCGACCACCAGCAAAACGATCCATTTCATCACTTGAACCATAGAAGATATAATCAGCACAGAACTTAAGTTCATCACGAACTATTTCACACGCAACATCAGCAGTATCAGTATCAGATATCTGAACGCGATGATCAACAGTTGGGTGGAAGGTAATTTCAATATTTATTGGCTCTTTGATTAAATAAAGCGGTAACTGATTGACCTTAAGGAACGGGAATAAATCACTTAAATCAATGCTGTATGAAGGGCATTCTTCGGGAGAAGAAGCATTCATTCTTGCCCATGTTGGCTGTTGTAAATCATCATCAGTATCATATTCAACACCATTCTCAAGACCCATGGTATCAGCAAAAACCTTAGACGATTCATTGTAAACTAAATCATGATTAAGAGATCGTCCAGTTAAATACATTTCTCTTTCACGCTGATTTTCATTCGTGATTAGAGAAGACTTAACAGCATGAAGAGCAGACCAACTGTCAATTTCATTAAGGGTCTTGTTACCAATCTTGAGAACAGCCTTCTTGACAACTTGACCAATTCCAACATGCGGTTGAAGGAAAGCATCATTCACATTCGCACCCGGTTTCAGTGCGATGAATAACTTACTGTGGGAATGTAAGAATCCCTTGTTCTGTAGAGTGAATCGGCAGAATCCATCGGTAGTAGCCGCACCCTGCGAGAAAACGACTGGTTCAAGTAAATCGGTTTCAAGTTGCTGAGTGTAGTTTGCGGGTATCTGATCAAGCATAAGGAAGTTCGGAATATCATCGCCATCGTCTCTTGGAGAAGAACCACCGTCCATTTTAATTTATAATCAATGAATTATAAAAAAAATAAAAAAAATTTAATCAAATAAATTATCATAGAAAATGAACGTTAGCGAAGCATCTGACGTTAGCATATCTGTTAACAATTTACTGTCTTAGCTGAACACCTTGTGGCGAGTATAACAGTTGAGACTTAGACTTGATGAAGATGTAAACACCAACGGGGTTATCACTCTTAAGATCAGATTCAACTGAAAGACCCCACTGCTCTTGAGAGAAGTCTTCACCCGCTTCACCAATACCATACTTGACAGCGAGACCATAAACACCACCACCTTCAGCAATATTCATGTAAGAATCTTCAGCAGTAGCACCCGTAGTCATATTGTAATTTCTGTTCATGTTAACTGGAGATACAGATAGACGTTCCATGGAATACTGACTGTCTGGGCTAATCGCTTCAACTAGAGTCTTAACTACTTGTGGATCAACAACCTTTGAATCAGTGTTCTCCGCATTCACAATATTTGTTACATAGTCAAAATCAGCGGGGTATTTAGAACCACCCTTGAGATACTGAACTCGGCGGATTGGAGCAAGTGCAGTAAGACTTGCTCCATCACCACTGGGGAATGTAGTTGCTTGACCGTCTTGAGTAAGAGTATTAATATTTGAAACTGGCATGAAAGTAACAAAAGCAGAAATAACATTCTGTAGAGCAAGAGAGTACTGAATCTGAGCATTCGTAGAATTAATACTTGTGTATAACGAAGTAATCGTATTGAAATCATATGCTCCTTCCGAACCACCCGGAGTGCCAGCAGGAATATCACTTACTTCACAAGTTAGTTTGAGATTGGATAATTCATAGTGAGCATCACCAATACCCGTGGTAGAACCATCAGTATTGAAAAGAACATTAGAATCTGGCTGAAGTAAAAATTCTATCTGAAGACCACCAAAAGCATCGGGTCTTAAATCAACCATCTGACCCGACTGCATGAAACCAGAAGGAACATGGAATGAAAACTCCTTTGTTTCAGTAACAGCAGCATCGGCATTCTCCATAACCGACTTGCGGAAAGTAGTCGCATTCGGGTAGATTAAGCAAGACTGCTGAAGGTGTCCAAGTTGGTCTTGAAGCGAACTAGTGCAAGAAAGGTAAGAATTCATGAACTTAGAATAATGACGAATATTTTCGCAGACCATCTTAGAGCGATTAGCACGAATGGTTAAAGATTCAATAACATTGTAAATACCAAGACGGTTATTCATGGTAACATTATCTCCACTTGTTAGACGAGTGGGAGTAGCAAGATTGTCTTTGAAAGCAGCAAAATCACCAACAATTCTTACAGTGCTTGGATCAAGCATTCCATCTTGTGCTGAGATAGTAAATGATAGCACAGGGAAACCATTCTTGAAAGATATCTTTCCATCAGCGGGAATATTGTCGGGACGAATTTCAATGTAACGGGAAGTAGCACTCATATTTATATTTTATCAATTATAAAAATTATCTAAAATAAATTAATAAAAAATGTTTGTGAATGAAAAAGGTCAAACTGTTGATTACAGAACGTTTGAGAGTGTTGAAGTTCATTTGGCGAAAAAATATATACAAAGCGACGATTATGTTCTAGAACTCGGTGCGAGATATGGCGGAGTATCATGTGCGATAAACTCAAAGTTAAAAAATAAAACTCATCAATATTCTGTTGAACCAGATCACAGAGTATGGGACGCTCTTGAAACTAATCGGAAAAATAACAATTGTGAATTCAATATTATTAAAGGAACTATCTCTAATGAACCCATGAAGATAATTGAAGATACTCGTAAATTTAGTGATAATAACGATTGGGCTGCTTATACTGAATTAGCCGCCCAATCGTTATCATCACAAAGAATACAAAATCATAAATTACCAGATAAACCGTTCAATGTTTTAGTCGCAGATTGTGAAGGATTTTTAGAAACATTTTACAATGAAAATAAAGAATTATTCTCTCAATTGAGATGTATTATTATTGAGAAAGATAGACCAGATTATTGTAATTATAAATTCCTTGAAAATGAATTTTTAAATATGGGATTCAAAATAAGTCACAAATGTCGGAAAGATTTTCATGTTGTTTATGAAAGATAAAAATATGTGTAATAAATAAATGAAAATTATTTATATTAATCTTGATTCAAGAAAAGATAGAAAAGAACATATTGAAAGTATTATTCCATGTACTGAAAGATTCTCAGCAATTAAAGATGAAAGGGGTGGATACTTTGGATGTGTTAGATCTCATATACAATGTTTAAATATCGCA